CCCTTGCCCCATGGGCGCCCCTTATATATAGATTCGATCCCCATCGACAGTGCGAAGTGCCCTGTTTTGGGTATAAAGCTGGGATGATTCCTTGTGAGCGGACCATATTTTTCCCGATTTTCCACGGGGTGATGGTGACGTTTGAATGGTGAGTGAGGTGGAGGGATGGGGTGGTGGCGAGAAGAGGGCATGGTGAGGCGTGTGAGGGGATGTTTTCCCGATTTTGATGGGGCCGGGTGATTATTTGGGAGGGAGGATGCCCGTGGAGGGGGTGATTTGGGATTAATTCCCGGTACTACGGAAAGAGCGGGTCAGAAAAGCCGCTTGACCGAGTGGCTGATTTGAGGGAATTTACTGGCGGGTAAGCGCAAGAAATGTAGAGGCCGCTCCTTGCGAGTGGCAGCCCGTCAGGGTGGGATCCTCGGTTCTTGGGACCTGTCTTTTTCATAAGCCTCCGAGGTTCGCCGCTTCGGGGGCTTTTGATTTTACGGTGACAAAATCAGTCATGGCTGATCTTGTGCGGTAGGCGACTCTGGCGCGCTCATCAGACGTTCGATATACCTGGCCGCTTCCTCATGCTTGGCACGGTGCTCTTTGTAGCCGTTCCAGATTTCTTCCCTGGACTTGCCGGATTGGCCGTGGGGAAGTTTAAGTTGTTCCGCGGTCAATCCCCTGAAGGCGTAGTTTGCACGCTCAAGGTCGTCTCCATGTGCTTGGCTCATTGCGCCGCGCACGATTTGTTGTAGTTCGGCTTTGTTCATAGTCTCAGGTTCGTCGCCTACCAGCGCCTTGCAGCGAATGGCTCGGCATTGGTTTTAGTGGTTGTCTAAAGTCTTTGGCTCGCCATCGCTGAAGGCGGCGTTCGCCCGACAAATGAAGCGCACCCGCGTTCGCAACTCCCGTAGCACTCGCCCGGTCAGGCTATACCACGCATCGTTGTAGTCCTGATCCCCGTGATTGTGGCTCCACTCCCACCATTCATCGCTGTCGATGTCCGGCTCATTCGAGCATTCGATCTGCACTTCGGTCGCTACCCAGGAGCCGTCGTCTTCCTGCTGCCATTCGCTCGTCGAGAAGGACAGTTTGCCGCCACAATACGGGCAAGGTTTTACACCCCGGAACACATGGCCAGTCTCCACCACGCGAATTGCCGAACAAGGCGCTGATGCCAATCCCTGCCCGGTGAGAGCCGGTGAGAAAGCAACGTCGCTGGCGGGCAGGGCTGGCATAGCTAGGCGTTCGGCAAAACGGACAAGGTTAACCCTGCCGCTGTGGATAAATCCCAATCCGCGACGATGCCTTGTAGCACTGACAACACAGCTTCTGGCAGGTCGCCGGGGTGCTCAATAGTCAAGTCGCCTTCGAGGTGCGTTAAGGTGATGGAATTTTCATCGGTGGCGACAAACGTAAAACGAAATGCCGAACGAGCCGATGGAGAGGAACCGCTAGAAGCGGCGGAGTTTGGTGTGGTTTTCATAGATTTTCTTTCGCTTCTATCGGTCCCTCATCTCATCGTTCGGCAAAACCCGGCGCAGTGCCGTCGCAGCGTCAGAGTGCTTCATTGAGTTGCCGTCGATGTCGTAGTTTGTGTCGAGGTGCATTATCGCGTCAGCGATGGCCGATTCCAGCGCTTCGACCCGCAAAGAGTAGTATGCCGCTTCCTCCGCCCGGCTTTGTCGCTCCACTTTTTCGTTCGTCGACATTCGATGCCACACCATGCAGGCCGGGCACGCCTCTGGTTCGGCGGGGTTACCGCCGCAAGAACAAGACATGTTGACCGCTTCGCTCAGATTCCGTTTCATATTCTCGCGCTCTATCGTTGCGACGAGGTCTCTCTCTGTTGCGTCCAACTTGAGAGCGGCTTCAATCTCGACGATGGATTTCCGCAGTCGCAGGGTGTCGCCTGCATCCATTTCGTTCCATGTGATTCCGTTTCGATTTCTGATCGTGCGTTTCCACGTCTCCAGTTGTCGGCGCACTTTCGATTCGCACGTCTTGTGTCGATCCAGCCATTCCCGGTATCGGCGCACGTATCCGATCCCTTCGTCGTCCACAGCCCAGCGCCCCGTCGCCTGCGCGTCCGCGATTTCAATTATGGAGCATTCTTGGCTCGTGACGATGGCTCCACCCTCGGCCACGAGTTGTTCGATCAGTTCTGCGGGTTGTTTGGTTTTCATAGTTGTCTCATTTCGCCTCTATCGATTTCATCGTTGGTCTCTTCCACCGTTCGATTCGAGCGAGTATCTTCTCGGCAGCTTTCTCGCAGCTATCCCGCTCACTTTCCTTGGAGACCGCCCAGCCATTGAAGAATCCCACCTCTCCTTGGATTATATTTGCGATCATTCGACATTTGCGCCGTCGCTGATGCCCGCGGTTCGGCGAATCCAATGGCCGGATTTCGCATTCCGTTGGTCGCTCCGTGTCGAAGTGCTTCCCGCAACCTCCACGCTCGGACCGGCAGACGTGGCCTAGATATTCCGTGCGTCCATCATCCGAGAATAGGCGAGTCCATGTTACTACGTTCGTCTTCCCGCAGAAGGGGCAAGCGACCATCGGCTTCGGATCCTCGCCAGTCATTTGGATGTCTCCGGTTCGCAGTCGTGAGTTTCATCGTTAGGCATCAGATTGATTGCGCTTTCCGCAAGTCGCCATATGCGTTGTACCACGTCGTAATCCATGTCATTATCGTATGGGTGCCCTTCTTCGGATGCTTGGCTCAATTCCTCCATTGTGGCACCCTCGCTGCCGATTCCTCCGGTGGGCATCCATTCGGCGATCTCTTGGATTTCCCGTAATATGAGCAATATGCCCAACAAATCGGATGCAGATAACGCTCGTTTAGGGTCTGTCGTGCTCATGGCTTCGGCGGTGATGAACTTTCCATTGCGTTGACGACATCCATCCAAATGATCACGGGTGCGGTTTTCTGATTGGACGCTCGATATTTGGCGCTCTTCCATGCGCGTTCCAGTTCGGCATATGTGATCGACGGGAGGGATGCGGCGGTTTTGGCGCATTTGGTGAAGGTATAATTGGCCAGGTTTTTTTTCATTTTGGTTGTTCCTTGGTTGAGAGATCATCGAACCGGACGTGTTGACCGTTCCATGCGAGGGTGATGACATCGCCGGACGGGCCGTTTGTGTTTTTAGCGATTAGAAGTTTTCGGGTATTGACCTCGCAATCCTCTGTTGGGAGGATTTTGAGGGCGAGTTTCGCGTCGAAGAAGATTTGTCGGGAATCTCGAACCTTACCGTTCTCGTTCAGTTGGGATAGGACGATGACCGGGCAACCGATTTCCTTGGACATGGCTTTTGCGGCCATTGAGGTTTTGGCGACCTCTCGTTCCCGGTTCTGTTCGTTATTTGCTTTCTCAGGGGAAACCAGTTGGAGATAGTCCAGAACGATCAGGCCGACGTGTTTTTTTGCATTGGCTTCCCGGGCGATGGACCGCATTTGAGTTGGGGTCATATCGGAATCATCGCGCACGATAATATCGAGCGCTGCGATGCGATGAAGGGCGGCTCCTGCCCTGTCGATCATGTGGGCTGGCCATTCCGGCATGCGAAGGCTAGTCAGGTTGACACCACCGATATTTGAGACCAGCCGATCAATCACCATTTGCTGCGTCATTTCCAGGGTGAATACCAGAATTCGCTCACCTTTGAGAGCGAGGCGACCGGCAATTTGCAGTGCGAGGGCGGTTTTCCCTCCACCGGATTCCCCGGCAATGCAGATCATGTCTCCGGGCACCATGCCGCCGATGATGCGATCCAAAGAGCCCAGCCCGGTTGACAAACCCGGTTCCTTCGTCCCGAGACACACGGCTTCATAATGATCCCGGGCCGCGTTGATTGCTTGTTTCCATGTCATTTCAGGTTCGGCAATGGTGTTCGAGGAACGGATCAGCGAATGCAAGGCCAGCTCGACCTGTTCCTGAACATCTTCCATGGGCATGGATGAATCATGTGCCTTTGACACCAAATCGGTTGCCGTCGTGATGATTCGGCGCAACTGCTGCTTATCAGTGACCAGTTTCAGGTAGAACTTGGCATTGGCGGCGGTCGGGAGGAGCTGGGTGAGGCGAGAGACGGCTATCGCCCCCCCTACGGCATCCAGATCCCCGGACTGATGCAGGAATGAAGTCAGTGTGACGGCATCAATGGGCATGTCAGCCTCCTGCATGGACGCCATGGCCCCGTAAATCGTCCGGTTGGCCGGGATATAGAACAGGTCATCACCCGGCACGGAGGCGATCAAAGGGATTATCTTTTCTGGATCCACGGTTGCGCACCCGATCAATGCCTCTTCGGCGGTGCCATCAAACGGAAGCCAGCGGTCAGGAGTGTCGAATGCGGTCATTGGGGTCAGAGCTTGGCTGCGATTGCTGATTTCATTGCGTCGTTCGGTTTTGGGACTGCATTTGCGGCGAGTTCGACCTTGGCCTTGTTAATTTCAGATTCAAAGTTGTTAAGGAGAGTTGAAAGATTGCCTCGAATATAGGAAGTCTCGCCTCGACTCCTTTTCTCCCACCCATCGGCGTAAAATCGTTCGAGATCGGCAATTTCCTGTTTTGAGAACTCGGGCAGGTTTTGGAACGCCCGAATGTCGGTAGATTTCCATGCGGTTGTCGGTCGCTGTTTAACCATGGCGGCAATCCGAATTGCGAGAGGATGAACTGGAACCCCGATTTTCTCAGAACCACGGACAGGAGCGGAGCGACAAACCGGGTGTGTGGGGGGTGTATTTGTATTTAAAGATGAAGATAAAGACAAAGACAAAGAGTTGGCATTTGGTTGGTAGGGTGGTTGAAGGGTGGTTGAGGAATGGTTGGAAGGGTGGTTCAAGGGTGGTTCAAGGGTGGTTGAACCACCCTTGAAATCCGCTGGATTTATTGATTCCCTCTGTCGAACAGCCTTTTGCTCGGATGATTTCTTGCCACCGGCGGAGCTTTTCCGCCTCCATTCCGATTGTTTTTCCCTCTCCTTGTCCAGTCGGTCGTGATTTAATCGGTCCGGACGATCGCTGGACGGCTGGAACATTGTCAGCACGGCGGTTGCGAGGGCGATTGATGCGCCCTTTCCAATTAACCGCGCCACACTCTCGGGGTCGGACGGGATACTGCCGTGCTGCCAGCAAAATGCCAGCAACCGGATATACGCCCCCTCTTCCTCCAGGGTCAGCATTGCGACCCTTTGGCTACCGAGCCATCCTGACGGGTAAAACTGGAACGCTGGTGATTGATTCATCTCAATTTATTGTTTAACGGGATAAATCATGATGATTTTCGTCCCTTCGTCTTCTTCGCGGTGGACTTTGATTTGCCAGGTCTCGATATAGACATCTTTTTCCCGGTCGTCATCCAAGAGTTCAGCGCGACGTAGGCCGTCCGTAAGGAATTTGACGACGGTGTTGTCAGGATCGAGGAGCCGTCGCCTGCGGATTTCAAAGAGGAGAGCAACGCGACCTGCGCTTCCTTTTTGATACCCTGAACGAAACGCCAATGTCGGTACAGGATCTGGTTGAGGCTGGGCGGCAGGTGTCCCGGCAACCACAATTCCAGCCTTTTGCCAACTTCCGTCGGGGAGTTTTTCATAGCCGATTTTGCGAAGATCGTCTTCGGTCATTGAGCGCCCTGTCCGGTCGCCAGCACAGCTAACGCATTCTTTTGTTCCTTGAACTTGCGTAGTTTATAGGCCCGACGCCGCTTGATTTCAGCCGGAGTCATTTTTGCCTTTGCTGCACGGGTGCCGTGAGTGGTGTTCCCGGGTCGTTTCGGAACATCCGGGGGCAGGTAGTCGTTCATGTTCGGCTTCGGGATGCGATGCAGCGCCCGCAAATGAGAGGGGCACGCCAGTTGAACCAACTGGCAAAAGCCGACCGCCTCCGGAACCCCGGCACACATGGCCTTGAACGCGGCCCGGTAATTCTTTGGGACGCCGTTCAGCTGGAGATTCATGGGGCAAACACCTCCGCACTGGCAAAAACGCACTGGTCATCTCCGATTTTCACCCATGATTGTGGACCCTCGGAGATCACGAACCGCCCGAGCGTGGGGTGATCGGCTGGAACCAAGCCGGCAAACGTGCCCTCGCCCGTAAAATCGACAGACTTCACCCGGACCGGCGACCCGATGGAGAAAGTGACGCATGGATTTTGCGCCGTTTCTGGGGGGATAATCTCCACCGGGCCGGGAATGTCGGTTGATTCGATTACGGGTGATGGCGCCGCAATGGGAACGATCCGCCCAAAATTCGGCCCAACAATCGCCCGAGCCATCGATCTCAGCTTGGTCAGGTGCGCCCGCTGGTTGTCGGTCAGAGGTTTCCCAATATACCGGAACATCTTGGCCACCCGGACGCATTCACAGACCGGGCACAAGGTTGAAATCTTGGCCTTCCGAACCTGGCATTGTGTGCAGATGCCACGCTCCCGAAGTTTGCGGGCAATCAGCGTCGTCCGGCATGGGTTCATGGTGCGCGTTCTGATCACGGTTCAGGATGTAAATCCATACACACGCATGGTCAATGAAAAAAATCGGCGGACACGAAAAAAAGATGTTGCCATCCCGTGCGCACGTGTGTATTTACTGGCAACGAAATGAAACGCCGCCGCAATATTCTCTGGAAACTGGCCACCGATAAAAAGGCGGTCGTCATTGCGCGACGCCGGAAAATCAAGGGTGGGGTCAGCGGGCTCCTCGAACAAATCGTCACCAAAGAAAGCGAAAAGTGATGAATATCGAACTGATCAGCATTGCCGTGATGTGTGCAGGGTATCTACTTTTACTTTCCGTTTACCAAATGATCGACAACCGCAATGCGCGAAAACTCAAACAAAGATGGGAATTTGACCGTGCAAATCGAGTTCACAACCGACGAGGCTGAACAAGTCCGTCAAATCTTTAGGGCGTTCAAGGTGGAGATTATCAATCGGATAATCGTCACCGGTGGATGCGATCACGTTGTCGCGGAAATTGATTGGGACAATCTATATCTCAAATTCCACGACGCGACTTTCCAACCCGAACAACAACCAAATCCATGAGTACCGAACTACAAGAAAAATCCTCGCCGTTTTCGCGAACGGCATCATCATCACAAGTCGAAATAGAATCCCAACGAGCAGTGGCGGAGGTGCAATCCGCCATGATTCTCGCCCGTCGATTCCCGCGTGATCACGTCGCTGCGCTCGACCGGATTCTCAATGCCTGCACCCGCCCATCATTGGCTGAGGGCGCGCTTTACACCTACAGCCGGGGAGGAACTGACATCAGCGGGCCATCAATTCGGCTCGCTGAGACGATTGCCCAGAATTGGGGGAACATTCAGTTCGGCGTGCGCGAGTTGGAACAACGCGAAGGCGAGAGTGTCGTCGAGGCGTTTGCGTGGGATTTGGAAACCAACACACGGCAAGTAAAGGTCTTTCAGGTTCGCCACGAAAGGCACACCGATCAAGGCGTCAAAATGCTGACTAAACCCCGAGACATTTATGAACTGGTCGCCAACCATGGAGCCCGCCGTCTCCGTGCGTGTATTCTAGGGGTGGTTCCCGGCGACATCGTTGAAGAAGCGGTTAAACAATGCGAGGTGACTCTTCAAAGCAGCGCCGAGTCAAATCCCGAGAAAGTGAAGGCCCTGATCGCAGCGTTCGGCGCCATGAGAATCACTTCTACCCAGATCGAGAAGCGCATCCAGCGCCGGATTGACTCCATCCAACCAGCGCAAATCGTTCAACTCCGAAAGATTTACGCCAGCATGCGCGACGGAATGAGCAAGCCGGAGGACTGGTTTGAATATGAACCCGAGTTTGAAACCGCAAGCCCGACAACCACCGCAACCATCGATACCCCGACTTCGTCCCGCCGCCGTGGCAGACCACCGAAAACGGTTGATGTTCCCATTGATGACATCGCTCCCGTCCCCGTCGAGACCGCTCCAGTCGAATCCTTAGCCTCCCGAATCGACAAGCTATCCGCCGATGGAAAAGTCACATCGGGCGACGTTCTGGCCTATCTCCAGACAGTCGGCAAAGCGCATGGCGCATGGAACACCCTTGACCTGTCCAATGATGATGCCCGCTATGTGTTAGACAACTGGCCGCACGTCCTTGAAAAGACCAGCGCCTACCTCGAAGGGGAGGCATTGCCATGATGTCCATAAGCATCAACGTAACCAAAATTGACAAGGCATTGATCAAGCCGGGAAAAAAACCTGATGCCGTTACAGGAAAAGTCGGGCAATACATTGATCTGGTTTGCTTTGATAAGCCTGACAATTACGGCAACGACGGATTTGTTGTTCAGGGAGTTTCCAAGGAACAGCGTGCGGCAGGCGTCAAGGGCCCGATCATAGGCAACTGGAAGAATATTGGGGCTATCCGACAGCCATCGCAGCCAGCACGACAGCAACCGTCCAACAGCCAATCGCAGGAAGATGATATTCCTTTCTGACAAATGAGCGACGATCCACGAATGGGACTTCCAAGCGCTTCATCCATGGAAGCATTGGAACTCTGCCCCGGCAGGCATCTGGCGTGCCAAGGCATCGAGGACACCAGAACCAAGGACACCACGTTTGGCGACCGTGTTCATTTCGTTCTCTGCGAGATGGCTAATGGAAACGCCGCGCATCGAGACATTGATGAATCAGTAAACTCCGCCGCTATTGATCTCTGGAAAAAAGGCAATGATCTTGTAGAATGGTGGAAGCAAGCGAATGAAATCACTGATTGCTCTGAACTAATCGAACGACGATTGCTGTTGTCGAGCCGGGACGGCGTGCCATTGATGACCGGACAGGGAGACAGGATTGTAATAAGCCGGGATCACGCGCTTATTATTGACTACAAAAGTCTTCCGGGCGACGTATCAGACTCGAAAGACAATGGGCAACTCCGCAGCCTAGTCGCACTGGTCGGGCATTCGTACGACGCTGTGTTTACAATCACCGGAGCCATCATTCAGCGTATGACAGGCAAACCGGAGCCCGTTGTCTATCGTGGTGAAGAAATCGACGCAGCGATTGATTGGTCGGAGCGAGTGGCGATTGCCGCCATGGACCCCAACGCCCCGCGCAACCCTGGCGAGAAACAATGCAAATGGTGCCGGTTCAAGCCTAATTGCCCGGAAGCGAACGCCAAGGCCGTCGCCGTAGTCGAAAAGCTCGGCCCGGTGGATCTCGTCACCCACAAGATCGCATCACTCGCACCCGACCGCTTGGCACAACTATTTGATCAGGTCACGTTTGCTCAAACCATCCTGAAAACAGCCCGTGAAGAAATCGAGAAGCGAGTGGACGCAGAATCCATCCCCGGTCTTGAACGAGGGGAAGGGTCAAAAACTAGCGAGGTTTCTGACATGGGGGCGTTGTTCTCCAGGTTGCGCGATAAATACGGCATAGACGACGCTCGGTTCGTGCGCGGGGCGACAATCAGCAAAAAGGAGATCAAGGCCATGATCAAAGAGTGGAATCAAGAAATGTCCGGTGCAGCGCTCGACAAGGCTTGTGCGACATTACTAGTTGGAATTGTCACAGAGAAACTGAAAAGGGGTAGCGTTGGAAGGGTGAACGATGAGGTATCCCACGATGACTGACACCGCCACGTCGATGCAATTCGCGCTCTCTAACGACGCCAGCCCGACACGGGGCGGGTCATCGTTGGGATCACCGTCTTGTTCACCGTTCTTGACCGTGACGGGCGCGGATGAGCGGACGGACGTAGCGGCACTGGCAAAGCTGACCGCCGAAATCGGGCTGCTCTACACGGCGACGCCAGAAGGTCGGAACCGCTACCCGCGCTGGGAGTGGATTCGGGAAACCTCGATCGAACTCCGAAAGGCGTCCCTGCATGTCTGCGGACGCGGAGCGCGTGCGTTGCTGATGGACGGGAAACTGTCAGTCAGCGGCTTCCAGCGGATCCAAGTCAACGGGGGGATTCTTGCACTGGAGGTGGAACACCTCTGCACGATGTATCCACGCCATACGATCATCACTCAGCACCACGTCAAAAACGCGCACCTGCTCGCCGTGCGGCCAATCAATCACGCAATCCTGCTCGACACCAGCGGTGGTCGGGGAATCTCTCCAAGCGAATGGACGCAACCAACGACCGAAAAGGCAGTCGGATTCGCGGGCGGTCTAGGCCCGGACAATCTCGCCGCTGAAATGCTGACGATCCGAGAAACCGCCCGCCCCGGATGGTGGGCTGACATGGAGGGAAAACTCCGCGTCGGTGACTGGTTCTCGCTCGAACTCGCGGGCGAGGTGGTCGCGCAATTCTCTTCGGCGAACGCCTAGCTCATGGACGCCGACCTATTAACTCCGCTGCAAGAAGGACGCCCGTCGGCGTTTCATGCAGCGTTTTGTTCGCCTCGCGGGGGGATGGGCGGTCATCATTCCGCCAGGGCTGACAAGGATGAATGGCTGACACCACCTGAACTTCTCCGCACCCTTGGAGAGTTCGACTTGGATCCGTGCTCGCCAATGGAACGCCCGTGGCCGACTGCCGCGCAACATCTCACATGGAAAGACAACGGACTGCTTGCCGCGTGGCAGGGTCGCGTCTTCTGTAATCCTCCGTATGGTCGCGAGGCTGGCCGATGGCTCGCGAGGTGTGCGGAACATGGCAACGCCACCGCGCTGATCTTCGCCCGCACCGAAACGGCCGACTGGCAAGCGCATGTGTGGGCAAAGGCGGATGCGATTTTCTTCCTCTTCGGGCGTCTGCACTTCCACCATGTGGACGGACGCCGCGCCGCAGCCAACTCTGGCGCACCTTCGGCACTGATCTCCTACAACGCCGAGAACACACGCTTCTTGGAAAACTCCATGCTACCCGGGCGCTTAGTCCGTCTGGCGAACGACAAATGAGCTCCAACTTCAAACTCAACCGCGCACTGATCAATGCCAAGTTAACACCCGGAACAGCTATGGATATACTCCAAGATCACGGCATCGTCTCCGATAACGCAATCCACATCGAGGACGTGGCCACAACAGATATTCCAAACGCAATTAGGTTCATCGAGTCACAATGAATAAAAACTCACAAAGCGCCAAAAACTCCTGCGCGCCAGTGCGTGTGCAACTCTCGCGCAAGCGAGGGTGGAGAAAGCCCGAAAACACGGTGGTCGTGTCGCGTCCGTCAATCTTCGGGAATCCGTTTTGGAAAGGCTACGGTTGCCGCATGAGCGCTGCGTGGTCGTATCAGGTCGCCGTGGAAATGGAACTGCTTGTCCTGCGCCTCGGACTGCCGGGAATCGACCCATACTTCCGGCGCATCGCTGAGCGCCTGCCGGAACTGCGCGGAAAAAATCTAGCGTGCTGGTGTCCGAAAGAATTGCCTGACTGCTATTGCCATGCTGGCACGCTGATAAATCTAGCGAACGTCTGAAAACCTTGCACGGCGAGACGTGAATTTATGATCAAGTTTCCATCCGATATTCGTGGAATGGCATCGCTCGAACTGCCGGAAAACTGGCAGGAACTTTGGGCTTCCACATGGTCATTGGAAGAAAAAGAGGAGGCGTGTAGGCGCCTGTCTCACAGCGAACGAAAGGGGGTCGCATGCCAGGTCAAGTCGGCCGCGCTTGTCGCGATGTTGGTTGAGGACGCGAGGCAGTACAAAGACAGCTTTGATTCAGCATGCCCAATAGCGAGCTTCTATCCCAGCTACAACCAGGCGCAAATCCTGAATGCGTGGCATCCCGCATTTGAACCTGACGAAGCGCCGACCGGGTATCGGTCGGTATTGATTTTCCTAGAAAACAGAGGTGGGAAAACGACCGCCGTGGTGATTGACACGCTGCTTTGGATGATCCCGAATGACCCCGCTTGGGCAATGTTTCAACCCATGGAAGACGAATTTGGGAGAGGCACCTACACGGTTCTTCCACGGCCGGAATGGGCGACATGGAAAGCGACCGGGAAGATGATTTTGCCTTGGTTGAAAGGTCCGCCAAAAGCGGGGCGGCATTGTTCAATCTGGCATGGAGTGCCTGATCGATCTCATTGGGAACAAGTTGTTGGTGCCGAATATAGGAAATGGATTCCCAGCTACGAGATCGCCACTCGCGGACCGAAGAACGAGGAGGACTGGAACAAGACAGAGATGTATTTTAAGACCCGCTGGGGGCACATCGTATATGGGAAACTCTATGGGTCCGACACCCTGGCATGGTCCGGCAAAGCGTGTTGGCGCGTGAATTTCGATGAGGGAATGGACAAGGCGACATTGGGAGAAGCGCTGCCTCGCGTGCAGTCGGAGGGATCATTATATTGGGCGTACACGCCAGCCGAGGCGAGGAACACCGGCAGAAGAACTCAACTGGCGTTCCAATGTTACCAGGGGAAATATCCACTTGTTGGCAAGGTGAAATCGTTCACGGATTTGGGTGGGATCGATACGATCCCGGACCGGATCATGCCAGCGGCCAAGAAAGCGGACGACAAGGCCCGGTACGCCAAGATGGGTGCGGAGGGAAAAGTTCGGGCGCGAGGCGGATTTTTTACATCCAGCCCACTTGTTTTCAATCATTTCGAGCGTGAATTTCACGTGCTTCCAATGGATAGCCGGGAAGCAATCGAGAAGTGGGGGGGCGTGGCGAACTTTTTCCGTGGCATTGACGAGGGCATTGCGCACCCCGCCGCGTGCGTTTGGGCCATGCTACTCCCAACTGGCGAATGGATCCTTTACCGTGACTACAAAATAACGAATCGGTCGATCAGCGAGCGAGTTAAGGACATAGTGGAGGCATCCGGCAATGAATTGACTGAAACCAAGACAATCGGACCCGACAATCAGGTTGCCATGCGATACAAAGAACGATACGTGCGCGAGAAGTTTCGGGCTACACTGGCAGACTGGCATCTCTGGAACCGGAAAAACGAAAGCTTGCGCGATTCCCGGGCGGATGACTACCGAAAGGCGGGGATGCTGATCCGAAAATCAACCCAGCTTGGACCCGCCGCCCGGTGCGATAATGTAAATGATTTGATGCGGAAAGACCATACCCGACTACATTTGCTCACAGGATACGCCCCCGGCACCCGGCTCTACGTCACACGGAATTGCGGGGACGTGATTGAGCGAATGGAAAACTATTTGCAAGCGCAATACAGCAGTGGCCAGAACGCCGGGGAGTTCAAGGGCAATCCCGACGAGCTTGGGGACGACATACCAGATGCCTTTTGCTACGCGCTTCTGGGAGGATTCCGATGGATCCCACCCGCTGATATATTTGGAATCGGGGTTGACGGGGAGGGAAATGACTTGCAATCTTCCACGGATACTGCTTTCAACCCAATCACCGGATACCAGTCAATATCAAGATGATCAGCGACTCCAAAGCCGACGCCATGCTTTCCACTGACTCCGAACGGGATCAGGGGGATGAGGAGGATATTTTCCATAGAGACGAAGTTGAGGTTGATGGGAAAATGGTCCCGATCAGCCACACAACAGGGGAACCCGACAAGCGAAGTCTGAAAAAGCCTGATGGATGGGTGTCCCCACTCAAAGAGTTCGCTGACCGCTCTGCCCGAGCCAAGCGCATGATGCCTGAAATCAAGACGATCCAGGTTGACGAGGTTCTGACCATCGAGGCGCAACGCACGAAGCTGGGCGGGAATTGCCTGATCCTGATCAACGACATGCAATCGAGGATCGCTTTGGCTGGCGCAAAAACGATTGGCCCTGTAGAAGCGTCGCAGATTATGGAGCGAACCGCCCGCGTTTACGAGACGATCATGGGAAGTCAGCAGCAGAAAAATCAGTTCAATTTCATCTCTTGCCAGCAGGCCAATGTGGCCGAACGAATCATCCAACAATACGGTCAAACCGCACCCGCATAATGAGCCCCGACCCCAGAGACACTGCCCCGTCAATCGACAATCAAACGCCTCAGATCGACCCGAATATGGCGAGCGACCCCGATCTTTGTAAGGAAATCATCCAGTTCATTTATCGGAACTACTTTTATCCCTACCTCCTGAATCAACAAAGGTTGCACTCGGTTTGGTTGGGCATTGACCGGGCATGGCGATGTATGAACGCAAGCTCCGATCTTTCCTACGACCCTTTCGCGGAGAAATCAGAAGAGTGGAATAAGCGTGTCGGATCTGGAAAAAACAACGGCAACGCATCCGTTTCGCCGTCCGACATTTACCAACAGGTAAACGCCCTCTCGACGATGGCGTTTGGTTTATCGTGGAAGAACGGAGTCCCGGCCAAGTTCAAGAAACCCGAGACTCTGACTGAGCATCCGCTTTACAACCCCAACCAGCAGGCCGTTGCGGCCGCGAATGAACGATTGGGGCAGGAATCAAACAAGTCGGACCTGCGTCTGACGTATCGGAAGTGCTATCCCGACTACATAAAATTCAGTCATACGTGGGCATTATACGACTATGACAGGAGATTCGAGGCCGTTATGGACCCGACCACCGGCCAACCCGTATTGATTCCCTCGACGTTCTTCACTCGGGCGGAAAAACTGAATATCGATCAGGTTTACATTGATTATTTAGTGTCGGTTTCGCCCATCGAATCGCAGGACTGCCCGATCATACGACGAATGGTGACAAAATCCGCGCTGTTCAAAAACGAATACGAACCGCAGGTCAATCCGTTCGGATGGCTGAATATTGACGATGCGATCTCTGAAACATCGACACTCTACGCCATGTCGAAACAGGACATGCAATATGCCTCCGCGCTTCTCCAGACGCGATACGGCATTTCAGACAGCAGCGCGGGCCAACGCCCCGTCACGACCATCAAACAGCTTTACACGGCGTTTGCCATGCTCCCGATCTACCAAGACGAGACCGGCAAGTTCAAAATCACAAACGAAGCGATTGACGTGACCGGCCCCGACGGCACGCCCCAGAAGGCATTCATCAGGCCCCAAAGGTTTATCGTGGAGTGGTATGGATACCCGGATCAACGGGGCGGCATTTGCCTTCGCATTCAGAAAAACCCGACAGCAAAGGACAAGGTTCCGCTGCGGTGTATTGTTCACAAGGTCGAGGATACCAGCATGTCAATCCCGGTCTCTGTGTCAGAAATCGCATGGGGCGCTTACAACCAGCTCGCCACGGCACAGGAACAGTTTCACGACAGCAAAAACTATACGATCAATCGTCCATGGAAAGTCAATACGAACGCCAGCGGATTGCTCACGAAAAACCTGAACAAACCGGGGTCAAACATCCCTGTTGATGACCCATCCGACGCCGTTCGAGCGGAGGCGCAGAGCTACGATGAGACAATCACGCTCATCCCATACATGCAAATGATGAAGGGTGAGATAAAAAATATCTTTGGTGCCACCGACACCCTGCTTGGAGAGGTCAGCAGCGGCAGGCGCGCTGCCTCCGAGATTATGACGGCGGCGGATTCGGCGCGAACACCAATCATAGTTGACATTGATTCTTTCAATAGACAGTTCGTCGGGGCCTACGCCGAGTTCATGTTGGACAATCTCAATAAGTGGGGTGATCGCGATTGGATTCGGAAACGCACAGGACTGGAATGGTTCCCGAACATGGAGATCGAGACGGATGTCGCTAGCGACGTGATGGACAACATGATCGCGCAACAAAATACCAGGTATTTTATCGAGACGTTCGGCAACAACCCAATGTTTGCGCAGTACCTGAATACCCCAGGCGCAATCGTGAAACTGGCGCAACTCATGGGAATCAGAGGAATCGAGGAAGTGATCAATGACGGTGGATACGAACAGGCGAAAGCGGAGGCGATGCAGACCGTCACCCGCATCCTCGGCGACGGCGAACCCGTCCCGCCATCCCCGGAAGATCCCGATGAACTGTTTTTGACCGTGTTCCAACAGGCGCTCAAAGATCCATATTGGCAGAAGAGCGCCCCTCAGAACATTCCCATCCTGATTGACCGAATTGGGTTGCAACAGCAGCAGGCCATGCTGAAGCAGATGCAGGAAATGCGGGCGCAGATCATGCAACAGCAAATGGCCCTGACAGCGCAAGCCGATGAGAAAGCAGGCAAAGCCGGACCCGGCAGGGCGTCCAGCGGCACGGCGCCCACAAGCCCCGGCAGGGCGTTCCAGCAAGAGGCGGGCCGGTCCATGGGCGGAAATTAATTCGGCGCCCGTGAAGATTTTCATGGACACGAAACCGGTTTTGTGAGAAATCTGTGTCAGATGAACCGAAACGCGCAGGCCCTGGCCAGACTCAAAAAGGGAAAGAGACTCAAGCTGACCGCCGATGAGCGGAAGCGCCGGTCTGTCCGCCTGGAGGGCGCACGGCTCAAGCGCCAGCAAATGCGCGAGATCGAGGCGTCGAGGATCGTGGCGGAGATCATCGGAGACGACGAGTAGAGCCATGGTGATCCTGTCTTCGCCCGTTACCGCTACGCACGACGGCGTTTCGCTCGCCCCGTTCGCCCGGTACGTGGTGACGATCAGCCAAGGGGATGCCATTATCGACGCCCTGAGAAGCAACGACTTGAAGCCGGTCGAGGCCAGCAACTTCAATTCATACGAGCGCCGATATTCCGGCCATGATTTGAACGCCAAAACCCTGTGTATTTACCGGCACGCGGCGTTTGGAGATCAGTTGATGACGACCGCTATTCCGGCTTATTTGAAAACGCGATGGCCGAAGGCGCACGTCATCATGTCGTGCGGTATTGGTGTGTCCGAAGTCTGGGAAAACAACCCTGACGTGGATTTCTGTTCGGGAGCGGTCCCGTTTGAAACGGCTAAATTATCAGATTACCACCTGTTTTTTGAGTCCATGCTGGAATGCAACGGACTAGAAGAACAGGGGAACGCCTACGACGATATGTTCGCGTTCGGCGGGATGCTGGATGTTCCCAATGAGTTTAAGCGTCCGCACATTTATATCGGAACGACGGACATTAAACGGGATTCGGAATGGCGCAACTACATCGGTAAGGAGCCGTATATCGTTTACCAATGGAACGCCGGGAACCCCGTGCGCCAGTATCCGCCCGACATGGCCGCGAAGTTGCTCGAACAATGGGTGGACACGAAAATCGTGGTCGTTGGCAAAACAAAGGACAAGATACCAAGTCTCTCGCACGTCGTTGACCTGACGAACCGGACCAATCATTTCCGGCAGTTGATCCCGATCATCCGGCAGTCGAAAGCGGTTGTCTGCCCCGATTCCAGCATCAGCCACTTGTGCGCGGCGTTCCCCGGGGAAGTCAAGGCGATCAGTCTTTGGGGACCGTTCTCGCCGGATGACAGGATTCTGTATTACGAAAATCACACGGCATTGCAGGGGAGATGTCCGCACGCGCCATGTCGGACACATTCATTCAAGCCGCCAATTGACAAATGCCGGGATGCCGGAGCGGAATACGTTCGGGCCGACAACTGCGCGGCGTTGGCGACAATCACGACCCATGAGATCGTTTCGGCGATAAAGAATATTTTATGAGCAATCGATTCACAGAAGACTATTACCTCTGCGGACGTACAACGGGGTTGTCAAATTACGAAAATTATCGATGGCTGCCCGAGTTGACGATTCCCATGGCAATCAATCTTGCGAGGCGATTGGGCATGACGTTTGGAGACAGCGCCCTCGATGTGGGTTGCGCCCGTGGCTACGCGGTCAAGGCGCTAAAGCAGATTGGGATTCAGGCATGGGGATATGACATTTCCGAGTGGGCCATTGCGAACTGCGACCCGGACGTGAAGCGATGGGTTTCAAATAAAATGTGGAATTGTAATTATGATTTCGTATATAGCCTGAACACACTCGAACACGTGCAGGAGGATGAGTTGCCCGAGTTGCTTCGTAAAATGTGCGCGATGGCGCGGGCCAAGGTTTTCATTCTGGTCCCGCTCGCCTACGCGAATGGCAAGTTCATCCACCCGAAAGAGGAGTTGGACGAAACGCATATTTTGCGATGGACGTTTGACGTGTGGATGCGCGCACTCAGCGGCGTAAGCACAGACTTCACGGTGTCGGGATCATATTTCTATCCCGGCCTGAAACCGGCAGCGGAAGAGTCCCCGACCGGCTACGGATTTTTCATTATGGAAAGGTCAAACTAAAATGGCATCAATCGGATTAACATTCAACATATACAACGACGCACTGGCGCTGCCCGGCCTGCTTGAGAACGCGGCCCCGTTTTTCGACGCTATTACGGCAGTCCATGCGGGACCGAACGGCAAGCTGTCGGACGACGGCACCATTGAAATCCTCGAACGATGGGGCGTGCGTATCTGCATGTCGTCCATCAACGAAGGCTTCGGGGCGGTCAGAACGCAATGTATTCGCGAAAGCATGACGGATTGGGTGATGATCATGGACGCCGACGAACGGTTTTTCCCACTAATGCCAGCGTTGACATGTGAAGGGACTGAAAAGTATCCCGATATCGACGCTCCGAATTTGACCGTTATCAATGAAGGCAAGATTTACAACCAGGGCGCATTGCTTCGGAAGGTGATCGAAACCCCGGGAGCGTTCGCGATTCGTACATCCAGGCGTCATTGGTTCGACTACTCCATGAAACGACCCACCCAGAACTGGCAGACCGTCGAGCCAGACTGGCAGCTTCGGATCGTCAAGAACGACCCCCGCGTTCGGTACACGTCAAACGTGAAAATGCATGAACGAATTGTGTTCGGTGACACGGGCAAGGAACCGTCTCATGTTGCGTTCAATCAGGAGCTTACAAACGCGCTTTACCACGATCATTTTCATTGCTTCTGGAAGCCACAGGAACCGGCGCAACGGGAACATGACGTTCGTATTTACGACGCGCTTTGCAACAACACAGACATTCCCAGCGAATGAAACTTCTCAACATCGGATGCGGAGCAACCCGGCCCGGAAATCCATGGACGAACGTGGATACGCTCAAGAAGTTCTTTTCGACTGACGAGCGGTTTGGTGGTGAGCTTGAAGAAATCAACAAGGAACCCAACTACGTTGAGCATGACATCACGGTGTTGCCGTGGCCGTTCCCAGAAAATGAGTTTGATGCGGTTCTGGCGAGCCATGTAATTGAGCATTTCGATTGCCGGGTTGGATCGGCGATTATGTCGGAAGCGAGGCGGGTTCTCAAGCCGGACGGGCTTCTTGTGGTGAGCGTTCCAGATGTCACTTATTTTCGGTCGGTCTATCGTGATGACCGCAACGAGAACTGGCATCAGCTGTTTGGGATCACCGATCCCAAGAACCCCATTCCGACATGGTTCGAGGCCGCGTTGTGGTTCAATGAGCACCACGCCATTCTTGCGGATGATTCGGTGTGGGCATACTTCATTCGGGCTGGGTTCAAAGTGGAATCCATTCGCCAATGGGAACCGGACGCGACAACCGGGGAAAACCCATTGCGCGACATAATCAAGGGCGTTTTGAACAGATCAAAATTCTCGCTGGTAATGATCGGGAGGAAATAATGGAGCTCAAACACTCATTCACAAGCACGGGCCACAAGTTTTTCCATCATGAAGAGGCGATGGCAAAGCTGAGGAATGGTCAGGGGATGCCCATTGTCACGCATCTGATGCCGACTGATGTGTGCCAGCACACGTGCGCATTTTGTTCGGTTGTCACCCGAGACGGGAAGGCGCTTTCGCTTTCACAGATTGCCGGATACCTCGATCAATTGGTTCCGATTGGGTTGAAGTCCGTTATTATCAGCGGTGGCGGAAACCCGATTTTGTTTCGGTGCCGAGACACCGGGAAAGGATTCAACGACCTGGCATGGATGATTCACTCCAGGGGTCTTGAAATCGGCTTGATCACGAACGGGATGCCGTTGAAAACGTATGCCAGCGGACGAAATAGTTGGCGCACGGTCGCCCCGTCAACGCTGGACTTGTTCAAGTGGATTCGCATTTCCATGAGCGGACTGGATCACAAAGAGCGCGAAGTCTACGTTCCAGACATTGACCGCGACCTTACGACTCTCGGATTCAGTTATGTTTACCATGACATTTACGAGGAACCTGCCGAGACGAACCATGGCAAGGTGGCGACCCCGGAAGAGTGGGGCGGGAAGGGGCGGGTCCAGATGGGCAAGGATCGGTTGCCATGGATTCAATCCATGATCACGGGATACGTGAACGCATGTTCCCCCCGCTACGTGCGTCTCCTGCCGAACTGTAACCAACCGGATTTAATCGCCAGCCGATGCGAGGAACTTCAAGCGGTGGCAAATGCCATTGACCCTGACGTGGTGTTCGTGCAATACAAGCCGCCACAAGCGCCGAACAAATGTTTTCTAGGATACGTTCACCCGGTCTTAAATAGCGATGGATACGTTTACCCGTGCGACAGTTGCGTTCTCAACGCAGCGGCTGGACACAAGTTTGCAGAGCCGTGGAGGGTGTGCCGATGGGATGAGATTGGCGAACTGTATAAGCGGCCGGTGGAATCCCTTGTGGATCCCAAGAAACTTTGCCCCGGGTGCGTGTTCACCCAAAGCAACTTGATCCTCGAACAAGTAGTAAATGGAATGAAAACACAACCCCCGGCACAAGTGCCAATCCACCCAAACTTTGTCTGATTATGCCAACAATAAATGTCATCGGAAATAAGGTTCTGGTCAGGTTCCGCGAATGGAAAGAGGAAGGGATCATCCATATCCCCGACAAATATAAGCCGCAACCCGTCGAAGCGGACGTTGTGGCGGTTGGTCCCAAGGCGCATTGGGCTATTGAACCCGGTCAAAAGGTTCTTGTGTCGCGCATGGTGGGGACGTATTTTGACTTTGATGGAGACCGGGTTTGTTTGGTGCCGGATTCAGGAATCATTTTAATTGATGAGGTGGATAAATCGCCTCCAGTTGTCGGGAAACAAAACAACAGCGCCTAGATGCGCAGAAAGAAAACATAATGTCAATCGCACTCGTTTACTGGATATTGATGCTGCTTTGGCTGGTATTCGGAATTTGGTCGGGGTGGCCGATGACCGGCGCAAACGTTCGCCCATTGGGCGGCACATTGCTTCTGTTCATCCTGCTTGTGTTGCTGGGGTGGAGGGCGTTCGGACCACCGATTCATTCGTGAATCGCAAAAAGCACCTATGACGCCTGACGCCGCCATTGCGTTTATGGTTGGTATGATGCTGGGAGCGTGGTTAGGAGTTGCGCTGGCTACGACTGATATGTGGTGGCCGATATGGTACAAACAGCGTTTATCCTCAGCGAACGCAAAGAGCACCTATGACGCCTGACACCGCCACTCCGCTGCAAGAGGAGGCCCATAACGTCGCCCCCGCTCCGAGTCTGGACGGGGCGGCATTAGGTGGCTCGCTTTGTTGGGCCAGTATGGTTTCTTTTGACCCCATACCGCTGGCAGAAGCGAATGCGTTGCTTGTGGCCTGGGGGCATAAAATGGGGCCGTGCAAGCGCGGCAATGCTCGCGGATGGTCGCACGCCCTGATGCACGAAGGCCGCCCCGTGGCGGTTACAGTCACCGCAACACTGATTCGGGAACGAGTAGGCGGAGCCGCACACCTGACGCGGGACAACACAATCGAGCTTGCCCGGTTATGCGCCGAAAGAAGCGGCCTCTGCCGAGTGGCATTGCGACTTTGGCGCGAATTTGTATTTCCGGCTCTGCCCTACGAATGGGCCATGAGCTACCAAGATGCTGATCTGCACAGCGGCAACACATACCGCTTCGACGGCTGGACCCGCGTGGCTCGCGCCAGAAGCGGCCCTGACACAAGATCCGGCAGAGCAGGGCGAGACAAATGGGTATGGGTGTATCGGCCTAACGTCGAAGTCACCAACAAGGGGAGCGAAAATGAGCACTGAATCCACACCAGAAGTCCCGCGCTCCCCGCAGTTTGGTGGACTGTCTGGTTCGCCTGTTTTTGTTCGGGATTACGGTCATCTGGTCGAAGCCGAATATCGGGTCGGGCCAGAAATTACCTGCGAGGCTGTAGCCAGAAAATGCGCTGACGGATGGGTGATCGACGGAATCGAAACCCTCCCCACATGGCGATGCCACGGCCACGCCCGCGCCGTACTCGAACGGATTGTAGCAATCTCTGGAATGCCAGTCCGCGCAATCGAGATAGATCCCGGCGCGGAAGACTTCTGGGCGCACATGTCGGAGATTGGAATCAATCTGGCGAACGCAGAGTCCAGCAACGGCGAAACAACGAGGCACGACCAACCCGTAGCCTGATTTTTATGAAAATTAACGAACTCATTACCAGCTTAGAACGCGGGCTTGATCGCGCCGAAGAAAAGACATGGATCGCGTTTGCGATAAACGCAGACTCGGAAGCGGAAGAACTTTTGGCAGACCTAAAACGGATCAGGGATGAAAACGAACTGAGCCATGACTGCCCCTCCTGAAACTCTCGAACTCGCGGAAGATGTGGCGATGCAGTCATTGCCTGCATCGCCTTGTTCTGCTTTGGGTGTGGTGCTCGATGCCTGCTGTGGATCGCGGATGATGTGGATGGACAAGGAAGACTCTCGCGTGACCTTCCAAGACCGCAGGAACGAAAGCTATCCGATCAAGCCGGATCGCACATACCCAAGTGGCACGACCATCCATGTGCGTCCCGATGTGATCGCCGACTTCACGGCAATGCCGTTCCCGGATGCGTCCTTCTGGCATGTGGTGTTCGATCCTCCGCACATCATCCGCAACGCGGAACTCGGGACGGTGACGAAGAAATACGGGTGCCTGAATGGCGACTGGAAAGCGATGCTCGCGGGCGGCTTCCGTGAATGCTTCCGCGTCCTCAAGCCGAATGGAACGCTCATCTTCAAGTGGTGCGAGACGCAAATCCCGCTGCGGGAAATCCTTGCGCTCACGCCAGAGAAACCACTCTACGGCCACAGGAGCGGAAAGGCAAGCAAGACACATTGGGTGGCATTCTTGAAGCAGAACACGCAAGGATAAACCCACATGGACCTGAAAACAGCCAGAGAACTCGCATCCAACACCCGGTTTCTGATCTTGATTCAGGCCGTGGCAGGGGAGCGTGAGATAGCCGCGATGAAACGATGCGCCACCAAGGACAGGGCAATCGACCAAATCCGGCAGGACCAGGGAGCGGCCGACGAATGCCGCTTCTGGAAAAACATCTTGGACCACCTCAGAGCTTCAACCGCCACATCCCCGGATGAAGATTCTCAAAAAAAAGGGATTGACACCTAGGAAATAATATGGCAGACATCACGCATACGGAAGGTATTTCGGAGCAGACTCCAGTGATCGCTTCGGACGAAACCCCGACAAATCAGCAGCAACCACCACCGCCGACACCGCCTCCTCAGTCGAAAGAGATCGAGGAACTTCGGCAAAAGCTGGAACGAACCGAGCAAGTCGCCCGGAAGTACCAGAGCGAGGTGGACCGGATGCGAAACGCATTCGCACCTGAGCAGCAAGCTCCATCATCCCCGGCTGACATCGCCGCTCAAAACGCCTACACGGCGTTGAAATCGAAGGGATTCAAGGAACAAGACGCTCAAGACATGGCCTTCGCTCTCGGATCGAGCGTGAACGCCGCCCTGCAACCCATCCTCGGCCAATTGAACGCTTCACAGGCGCATTCTCAATTGCCAAACGTGATTCAGCAGACGGCGAACTCCGACCCAATTGTGGCCGAACTACTCCAGAACCCAGCCGCATACAGGGAAATGGAGGACATCGTTCGATACAACGCCAGTCAAGGGGTCGCCCCCAACGCACAGATGGTCCAAAACGCGGCGTACATGGTGTTCGGCAGGCTCAATGCCTTGCAGCGCACCCAGCAACAACCGCAGCAACCGGCCCCAGCGCCCCTCCAGTTCGCGGGACAAACCTTCCAGGGAGCATCGGGGTTCCATATACGGCCGCAAGTAAATCCGCAGGCCAATATGAATGATGGTCAGCGCCAGCTCGACGCCGAACTGAAAGCTAGGATGGGACTCAAGTAGATCCCAACATTTTCCCAACAAGTCCCGGTCCGTAAAGGATCGGGCAACAGCGAGAAACCCGACCTAAACACGGTCGGGTTTTTCTTTGCCAAAACCAAACCTGAAACAACCCCCCCAAACCCAATGCCATCCCTCGAAATCATCGATGAATCAATTGAACCCGCTGCCGGAATCTTTCGGACGCGGGCTGATCAGACCCGTTTCCGTAGCACGTTCGGCGTGATCGAAGGAACCCCGCGTGACGGGTTTCAACCTGAGAACGTATTGAACCAGCGACAGGTCTATTCCCACATCGGCAAAGCAGGTTCTGCTTGGGAACGATACCGCAAACCCGGCAAGGAAGGCGGGGAGAACATCGTCGAATACGCCGGTATGAAATTGGTCGAGATGATCATTCCCAAAGAGGAAATGGACGAAAAGCAGGCCGACGAGGCAAGGCTCAGCCGGGATCGAATCGATGGAACCCGTTCAGTGGCCCGTGTCGGATTGGAAAAGACCGGCATGAAACCTGAAGAATCCGACTACAACACCCGCGTCGTTGATAATCCAGACGCCGATTGACCACCACCAGAATCCTCAATCAACCACCACACTAAGGAGACACAAGCACCATGGCATCCGCACCCGTTACATTTCCCTGGCTCGCCTCTGACAACGGCCAGATCGCAGTCACACGACCCCAGATTACTGATTCGAGCAACACGTTCGCCGCCTATCAGTTCGTCAAGGTCTCGTCCAACGCTCTCGCCGAATGCGCCACCGATGACGTGGTTTGCTACGGCCTTGTAATGGACCCATCGCATACCTCGACCGACGCACCTTTTGTGGCGCCGTTCGGAGAGTTGCATGAAGTCATTGACCCCGCTAATGCGCAATTCGTGGTGAACATCACGGACAGCAGCGGCACAGTCGGCAGCGGATCAACCCGTCAGATCGACGTAGCCATTGGCACTGCGTATGCTCTCTACCTCGGTAGCGGTGACTACGACGGCATCGCCTTCGTGGACAAGAGCGATACGACCAATGATTTCTTCATTGTGCAAGGACGATACGAAGGCGACGCCTCCACCGATTTCAACGGGCGCGTTTATGTTTCGCTCGCCGATGGCGTTCGGCAGTAATCCACAACCCACTCAACCCAACATAGGAGACAAACCACCATGGCAACCACAACCTCACCAATGACGCTGGAACAGTGGGCGGATACACTGAACCGGAACATCTCGGATTATTTCCGCTACATCTACGACAAAGCACCGGAAGAATATTCCAGGCTGCTAAAGGTGGAGCCGACGAGCCGATGGTTCGACCAGTATGCCGGTGCGCAGGGCATCGCCAAGCCGGTTGCGAACCGCGACCTTGAGCCAATCCCCCAGCGTTCCCCGGTAAAGTCGAATACCAGCAAGATCATTCAGACCTCATACCGATCCGGTATGACGATTGAGCGACTGATGATCGAGGCGCCCGACGCAAACAACACCGCCCCGCTTGACAACATGCAGGACTTCATCGAGAGCGAAAAGACCTTGCGGAACCAGGTGGCGGCTGACGTTTACAACAACGGGTTTTCAGTTCAGCCCTACGACTTAACCGAAGCGGATGGTACCCAGCGGGCGCTGTTCTCGACAACGCACAAGCGGGAAGACAATGGCGCGACATTCTCGAACTTTTTGAACGTCGCCCTGCCTCCGAATTTGGCCACGATGTATGAGATCATCGCGACCTTTAAGCGGTATCAAGACAACGTGGGCAACTTCATCGGAATGGACACGGCATTTACAATGCTGATTCCTACCTTGAAACCCGACTGGATGAAGGCGGCGGATCAAATCTGCATGTCGCCCGACAACCCCGAGACGGCGGATCGTGCGGTGAATACCCTTCGTTCCAAGTTCCCGATCAGTTGCGAGCCGATCAATAACTTCACCAGCTCAACCAAGTGGTTCGTTCGTGCCGATATCTCGAAGCGATATTTCCCGATCAGGATGAAGGTGTTTTCGGAACCGCAGTTGTCGCCCCTCAAAGAAAGCGGCAACAACCCGGATGCATACTTCACTCGCATGCGTTCCATCCTCGGGGTCGGCGTGTTCGGGTCCGCCCGTGGCGTGTTCGGGGTTGGCATTTGAACCGTTAACCGGAGAACCTATCACCATGAGCGCTACAAACGCAACGGGGGCGATTTACAACGACCGACAAGGGAGTATTCCGGTTCGGCACACACTGGTAATCTCGGCTAATACGAGCACCACGGCGAAACACTGGTTGACCGTGCAGGCCAGCCCGTCGAACCCGGTTTTGCTTGAGGCGAAAGCGTGTGTGTCAACAGTTGATGGCGGTGGAAGCCCGACTCTCAGCCTTGGTTACACCGCCAGCACATACACCGATTTGCTTTCGACCGTATCGACGGCGACCGCTGCAACCGGGGGCACGTTCCTTCCGGCGAACAACGTGATCGGCCAAAAGAGGATCGATGCAGACACGGCGATTTATTATAAACAAGGTGGAACTCCCGATGGCGCGGGGGTGACAACTATTTTCCTTACCGTGACGACGATAAACACCGAGAGCGAGTAATTGCCGCTCTCAAGGAGTGAAATCCTATGAGCGACGAAAATCTCATTCTTAACGGGTCCAATGCGACCCTGAACGTGACCAATCTCGCGGCTGCACCGTCAGGAACAAGCTCCCTTACGGCGCTTCCGCTTGGCACATCGGACGATACGGCGACGGGCGAGATCGTCCTTAAAATCATCATCGTATCATGAGCCATCAACCCAATCTCATTCTGGATGGCAACAACGCCACGCTGACCGTTACGAACCTTGCTGCGGCTCCTTCGGGGGCATCAACACTTAACGGCGTTCCAATTGGCACAGTTGGAGCAACCGCCACAGGTGAGATTGCGGTGAAGGCGAAGATTGTTGGTGGTCCGTTTTACGCGACCGCGCTAGCGATCACATTTGCCACTCCGCTCAGCACGAACGCCTCGACCGGCAGCATTTTCTACTTCACGGCGACCAGCAACTTCACGCTCGCCAATCCGACTGGCGCATACAACGGCCAGCGCATCACATGGAGAATCTCGCAGGATGGCACTGGCGGGCGCATCATCACGCTGGGAGCAAAATTCAATCTTGGGGATGATGTTACGGCGGTTGTCCTGTCCACCGGTGCCGGTGCCTACGATTACCTGACGGTCATTTACAACGCGCAGACCGACACGTTTGATGTGTTTCCGTTGCTGACAGGATTTTAGCCATGGCTACCGTTTATTTACCTCCGGGGAATTACGGCACCGCTGATTTCGAGACGCCGAATGATTACGTCGCGGCAGGGTTTACGGGGTTTCGAGGGAACACACTTCTTAACGCTCTGTCAGCCCCAATCTGTTCTTCGCTCGTTAACGTCCTATCGGTAGGAACCAGATCGATCACTGGAGTTGGTTTTCTTGGCGCACCGAGCTCGTTATCCGTTTTCCTTGAAGACTCCGGTGGTCAGAATATCACTTTGACGCTTACTAATTGTTACTTTGCGAGTAATGTATTTTTTGCTTGTTTTGGAAGTGTATCAATAAACGTGGTGCTCAATAACTGCGTTTTCGCTGACAACATTTACGTTGAAGCGGGAACTTTTGGAGGTATTGGAGCCTCCGCGTACGTGTATATAAACCATTGCATCGTGCTTGGTGAAGTTTTCTTGAATGATTCCTTGGGAGACATTACCGCCACGGCGAAAAACACGATTATAAATGGTCTTGCCTATCAGACTTGGAGCTTCGGCAGCGGGTCGGGTGTTGCGGTTAATCCGGCTGTTGTTTGGCCGAATACGACAAACCTACTCACCCCAATCAATATCGTCCCGATCAAGGGAAAAGTCGGCGTGATCGGGGCCGGTCTTGCTT